GCGCGGCGGCTTTCTTGACGACGCGCACCAAATCAGGATGTACGCCCTCAAGCCGTGACAAACTGCGCTGGCCTAAGACTATGGTCATACAGCGCCTTTTTGTAACAGGCTTACTAGTATCCCAACGAGCAGTACAATGATGGTTCCGCAAGCACCAATACCAATGCTTTCCAGACGCTTTAGACGCGCGCAGATACTTTCGTACCGGAACGCGCAAACTTGTTCGTGCGTGTTAAGCTGCGCTTGGGTCTGGTCGATAGTTGTCATTGTTAGCGCCTCATCATGTTGCGGGATACCGTGCCGTATATCGGTACAGGATACCCTTCGGAGTAATCAATATCTATCAGCGGCTCACCAGTTTCAGGATCGAAATCAGGGAATTCAGTGATGCCGTATATGTTGTTCATGGCGTTTTGGTTTTGCGCCTGCGTCATGATGTTCTGCGTCTGCGCGCCAACCTTAGCCGCCGTCGAACCCAAGACTTTGCCTGTACCACGGGCGGTGGCACCCGTAACGCGGCCTGTTTTGGTTGCTCGTCTCTCCCGCGTCGCTGCTTTTTCTATAGCCGCAGCCGCTACTTTCGGGTCAAGCATTTCTGTGGCAATTTCGATAGCTAATTTACGGTCGATTTGGCCTTGAAGACGGTTGAAAATCGTGTTTGCAATGGTCACAACACGGTTCAGAACTGCGGGTGCATCTCCAATCTGCGACGCCAACTGAGAAATGCGCGGCGCAGCGGAAGCACCCTTCTGGGCTTGCGTTTTGGTAGTCTGAACGCGATTTAAATCGTCGCGTATAGCATTAACAACACCCGCCTGCTCAGGCGTAAGCACATCAGTCAGTTCCTTATACCGCGCTTCGCCAGTAGTCGCGCGCTTCAACGTCCCCGGCGCGTCCCTTACGGCGGTCGCAAACGCGCCGGCGCGCTCGGTGCCGCCTTCTAGCGGTGCAGTAAGTTTACTTTCAAGATATTGGCCGACTTCCATTTGGTTGATCGGCTTAGACTTTTCGGCAAATGTCGTGCGCGCGGTTTTGTAATCAGGCGCTTTAGACTCCAGCCAATTAACCAGTTGCGTCTTTACCTTTGCAACTTGCGCGCGTTCAGTAGACGCCAATGCAGTCTCGCCGGTTTTCGTAAGCATCTTGTCCAACGAAATTTTAACGTTGTGGATATACCGCGTTGGGTTGTTATCAAACGTCACGCCCTGCGAGGCAGAAAGTCGTTCCGCATCTGGCATCGCCTGCTTGATGTACGGATCGTCAGCCAACTGCATAAGTTTCGGATCAGCGCGGAACTTCTGTGCTTCAGCAGCAGCGTATAGCGGGTCTGTAGCTGCCTTGCGCGCGTTGACCGCCGCCGTGCGGTCGGCAGGTGTCTTACCAACTGTCCGAAGGCTGGCAAGCCGCGCCGCTTCGGCTTCGTTTGCGCGGGCCAGATACTCAGATGGCTTTGCTTTGGCGCTGGCTTCGCCCATCGCAGAAAATTTAGTCAGGCCCAAAGGCGACGCTTGCTGCGCGGCGGTTGGTTTGCTGCCCGGCACAATCTCACCGGGCGCGCGAAGCTGGGCGATAAGTTCTGGAGCGCGGCCTTCAGCGGCTTCCATATACGCCGCCGACTTAGGCGCCAAAGCGTTAGAGATTTTAAGTGGTGCGCGTTCTGCGGCTTTGGCAACAGCACGGCCAGCAGGCCGCAGCACATTTACTGGGTTTGTGGCTTGCGCCATTTTATTTAGTACGCCAGCGGTACCAGTTTTACCTGCGCGCGCAGCAACGCTGGACCCGCTCGACAGCAGCGTTGACATATCAGCCGCGAAACCTACCGGATCAGTTGCCAGCGTATTTTTAAAGGCGTCATATGTACCGTAGCGGTCAGCCATCTGGCCGCCAAATTGCCGAGCCGCACGCATGGCTCGTTCCGCCGATTTGGGGTCGCGGTCCATATCATTGATAAAATTGTACACGTTCTTCGGCAGCACTTGTTCCGCGCCCGCCTTTAAGCCGCCTGCCGCAATATCCATCATACTGCTAGCCGTCTGAATGGGGTTAGTGACGGCGGTGTAAAACCCTGTTGCAAATTCAGCAGCACTGGATGGGATATTAGGTATGGCTTCAACAGCGGCGCCAAACAACGAACGCTTAGGCGGCGCTTTCTTTGGCGGCTGCATTTTTTGGACGCGCCGCAGTTCTGCACCAAGAACGTCAACCGTTTTGGTGTCGCCTTGCTTGTGCGCTTGGCGGATGCCTGTTTCCAGACGCTGTAAATCACGCGCGCTCATATGCCGCGGCTTTTCAATATCTTGTCAATGTCAGGCGAAATCCTAGACCCACCTTTAGCTACCGGCGTTTTTGTTCTGGCGGGCGGAGTTCCTCTCAGCTTAAACGCAGGGTATTGTTTAACATCATCGCCGTACTGAATATCGTACACTCGTTCAGCAAGATTGGTTGCGTTGCGAACTTGTTCGATGATACGGTCCATCTGCGCGTCAAGCGCGCGGGGTGTCATATTTGCAAGATCAAGATTGGCAATCATGTCGGCAGCAATCTTCCATTCTTGCACCGCCATGTTTCCGACTGCGCCGGAAGCAGCGGCAGCATCTTTACCCAGCGACGTAACAACACCTTTTAAGTTACCAAAAAGCGTGTCCGCTTCTCTACTGGATTCGCGGAACGAAGGAACGTACCCGCTGTAGCCAGTAATAGCTTCCTTCTGGTCGGGGGAAAGCATTTTGATTTTATTGGCTATCGAGATAATGCCTTCTTTCGGGTTGTACGCTTTGTCTATAAGCGTCTGCGCTTTGCTGTACGCCTGTGCTACTTCACTCTTACGTGCAATTTTCTGCTGCGCCGTTACTGGCGCAGGCCCAGCATCACGCGCCGCTCTAATTTTTGCTAGTTCCGTTTCATATACTTCTTGCTTTGATGGGCGTTGTGCCTGCGATGTTGCTGCTACCTGTCCGGTAGGTACGCCGTACACGCCGGGGGCCGGCGATTCGCGGCGCATTATAAACGGTGTGCGGCCCTGCGACTGGGCCATCACATTCTGCATTTGCGGCGCGCTATCTAAGCCAGCCGTTTGCGATTGCATCGGTTGGCCGCGGTAGACGGCAAACTGCGACTCAGGTGTCTGGCCGTCATACGACATGGGCGACGCTTGAAAATCTGCTGGCGCCCCGCGCATCTGATTGTCGGTAACGCCGGGGACGTTTGGCGCAATAGTTATATTATTTTGGCGTGCCCAAGCCTCAAGTTTTGGTCCGCTTCCGGGTTGGGCAATACTAACCAGCTTGTCAAAGTCGGCCTTTGCCATAACGCCCGTTTCCAGCGCGGAGTCTACAACCAGCGAAAGCGAATTGGGGGGTGCCGCCGCGGTGTTGGGTGTGTAGCCGGGCGCAAAAGGATTAGCTGGCGCTGCTGTCGGCGCGGGAGGTGTTGCCCGCGGTGCCGGTGCCATCGGCGTTCTAGGCGCGACTTCGCCAATAACTTCTGCCCGCGGGTCTACGCCGCCCGCGGTGATGCTGGTCGTTTGCCCTGTGAGGTCATTAACGCCCACACTGGCAACGGGCGTTGCAAAAGTTTTATCATACTCTTTGTCGGCTTCAACCATAAGCCTGTACCGCGTATCGCGGTCCCACGTAGTTGCAGGAGGTATGACCTTATCCCACCCCGGTATCCGCGCCACTAAGTCAGCACGTACCGCTTCAGCGGCGGCAACGTCGCCCTCCGCTATGTCGGCGACGCCTTCGCGGAATATCTTTAGCGCATCAAGTATATTTTCTTGCTGCGCTTTATTTAGTCTTGGGGCTTGCAACGCCTCTTCGCGGGTGTCTTCTTTTTCCCGCAGCGTCAACGTTCGTTGCGCTATGTCGGCTTGACGCTGATCCGCCTCTAACTGCTTCGCCGCGTTCATCATGTTGACGTACTTCGCGGTCCGCGCAGCCGGGTCTGGCATCTGAAGCAAGTTTATCTTGGGCATCATTTGGTTTTGCATATCAATAAACCTTTGGCGATTAATTAAGTTTTACGCGCGTAGTAGCCCATTATGGCTTTATCCATAGGCGCGTTAATGGCGTAACCCGTTATTTGGCCCAGAGCGTTGGTAAACGCGTTAGCTGTCCCTGCGTAACCAGACGTGCGGGCGTTGCCTGCGTTTATCGCGGCGTTAGCGTTAGCGTTGCCGACATCATACGCGCTCCGAGAAGCCGCGTTGCCAACATTGTACGCGCCTGTTGTTGCAGCGTTTCCTATGTTCTGCGCGCCGCGTTGCGCCGCGTCTGAAACATAGAAGGCGTTATTTGCAATGTTCGTGCCTCGGTCCAGCGTAAGACCCCCTACTCTGCCGTAATACGCCTCATCGTTTGCTTTGGTCATCGCGCCTTGGTTCAAAAAGTTTTGGGCGCTTGTGTTACCGCGGGCCAAACCAATCCCCGCGGTTGCTTCGCCAAGGTTTAATGCATTTGCTGATGTTGTTGCACCGCGTCGCATAGCAATATCGCTCGTAGCCGCACCGCGACTCGTAGCAAGATTGCCTGTTGTAACCCCGCGACCTATAGAGTTTGCGGATGTCGCCTGCGCCCGCGCCAAAGCGTTAGCCGCATTGTTTGACCCAAGCGTTCCCGCAGCACCCGTCATAACATTTGACGCTGCCTGACCCGAAGCTGACAAACCACCAAGCGTGTTAAGGCGCGCTGCGCGTTCAGCTTGAGCGCGGTTAAATGCGTTTTGATATTCTTGGCTGGCTAAGTCTTGACCAAACCGCTGGATGTTCTTTAGCGCACCGCCAGACAATATGCCGCCGCGCGCAGATGCTGATCGCTCTAACCCCTTTAAACCTTCTGCTTGACGGAAGGCATAACCGGGGTCTTGCTGGAACTGGTCTGTACCAAAAGGCCGCGCGTACTCGCCGTAATTGGCAGCGGTTGTGTCGCCGCCAAGGCCCATAAGCTGCATAATCTGCTCTTGGGCAGTAAGGCCGCTTCTTATATATGGCTGCTGGAATTCGCCCTGCCGCTGGTACGCCTGCTCAAAATCACCGCGCGCGGTAGTGTACCCCAGTTCCGCGGCGGCCTGCGCTTCGTCATAACCCCGGTTAACGTCGGTTAGCGCGGTATCAAAACCCCTGTTGACATCGCCCAAAGCGGTGCCAAACCCCGCATCGCTAGCAGCCTGCGCCGCCGCGTATGAAGATCGGTACGCATCTAGAGCGGTGTCGTAACCCTTACCCAAAGCTGCTTCCGCGCCAGTAAACGCTTTTTCGTCCGCTATACGCGCTTCATTGTAGCGCAGGCGTTCTAAATTCTGCGCTTGGAAGTTTGCTTCATTCTGCGCCTGCTGCGCTATCGCGGCTGCTTCTTTTGCCGCGGCGATGGACTCAGCCGACGCGGTGCGTTGTGCTTCTAACGCCAGCGCCGCTGCACGTTCTTGCGCTGCTGCCGCAGTGTTAGATGCTTCTTTCTGCGCTGCTGCCGCAGTGTTAGACGCGCTTATTTGTGCCTTAGCGGATTTGCTAGACGCCTTAGAGGACACCGCGGCGCCGACAACTGCCGATCCAATTACTGCTGCTGCGACCATGTTATTCCCCGATCCACTTGCTGTAGTATGTTTCTACAGGTTCCATTTTTAAAAACTCAAACAGCCGTGAGGCGTCTTTGTGAAGTTTGGAGCCGTAAAAGATACGATGTACGCCTCGCCTTTTAGCTTCTTTTTCGACTAAACGAAAGAGTTTTACGCCACTAAATCCACCACGCACATCTGGGTGCGTCCAAAAGATGTCCATCGTCAGCGTTAGGCACGTTTGATAATGTAGCCCCGGCGCGATAAAACCTATAAAATATCCCACTAAACGGCCAGTTTCGCGTAGCGTTACCAGCAACAGTTGTCCTGCGTCGTCGCGCGCTTCGTAGATGTCGTACTGCGGATCAAGCGGTACTTTGTCTTTGTTTAGCGCCAACTCTTCCCAGTGAGCGCCGTAACACGCCATCAACTCTGGTAGGCAATCCTTGTAAGGCTCGACTTGTGCCGTTATCATTACGCGCTCCTGATGTCTACAATGCAGACTATCCTATCATCTGCGCTGTTATTTACAACAGAATGTGTTACGCGATTATTGACCCACCAGATTTCGCCGCCACGGAAACTAACCGTTTCGTCGCCGCTATGGAACAGCGCACCGGGGAGCGACTGAAGTGCGATCTGGTAGCGGATGTAAAACTCGGCTGGAGCGCCGCCGTCAACGTGCGGCGTAATCTCACCGCCCGGCGGCAGCTTAGTGATGATGCAACGGCCAAGCTGAACGCCGTTGACGCGGTGGATTAGGTCTAGCACCATGCGACGCAGCGATGGTAGGCGCGTCCATGCTGGATATTCTACAGTCTGAATGTCATTGACAACGCCGTTAGGGTCTTCAGGGATTTCGTTAAACCATAGCCAAATGTCGCTAACATCTGCATGAGCGGTATCAGGGTGGACGGTGCGAAGTGTGTTCTGGTCCCACAACTCTGGTTGCGTAACCAACTCCCGCAAAACAGAAGCCGTATTTAATCCTTCAGCAATGCGTAGAAAATTCTTCATTAGCTAATTTCGCGGCCAGACGCGCGCAGGTTGACTGCGGCGGCTGCCGACGCAAGCGTCGATACATACCCGCCGGACGGCAGGATGTGGCCTACGATTTCTGGAAAGGTGTACGTCTCGCCGGGTTGCAGCGTCCGCGTCTTGACGATCAGGTTGTCGTTCCCTGTGGCCGCACCGACCGCGCCTAAGTTGACGCTCACGTTGACCATGCCGCTGCTGAAGTTAGTCGCGGTGAACTTGTCAATGATAGTCGTGGTGCTGCTTGGCGACACATACTGCACTGTCTGGGCGTTTTCCATGTTCTTAGCCGGAATGATGTTTGCTGCGATAATTGGCATGAGCCGGTCCTATCAGGTTACGTTGCCGGTGACGTAGAATGTTTCAGTGCCGACGCACAGCACGTTAGCCACACCGTAAGCCGCGATGGTGCGGCTGCCGGTGGTCGCAGTGCCGCCGAGCCGTAGCGTCGTGCCCGCCCCCTGCGTCAATGTGACGGTGCTGGCGCTGCTGTTGACAACAAGAAACTCGTTACCCGCGACAAACACGCCCGACGGGATTGTGGTGGTAGCCGACACATACAGATGCTTTCCGATGTCGGAAGCGGCGGCGGTCGTGTTAAGGCTTTGCGGGATGCTGCGGTAGCCGATAGTGTAATCCGTACCGAGGCTGTCTTTGACCGTTGATGCCGACGCCAGACCTGTGATGGTCTTGTTTGTCAGCGTCTGGGTGGCTGTCAGATAAACACCGTTGGTGACGGTGCCAGCGTTGCCGGATATGTCGCCGGTGATGGTGGATGTTGTGATTGTGACGCCGGCGATTGTGCCGCCGGTGATCGCCACGTTGTTGGAGTTCTGGCTGGTGATAGTGCCGTAGGTTGCAATGTTATCAACGGACCATTGCAGCACGTTAGTCGCGCTTTCCAAGACTACCTTGTAGCTAGTAGCTGTAGAGAACCACAGGTTACATTCGCCGCGGGAGTCCAGAATAACTGGGTTGGTGTTAGGTGTAGCCCCCGACGCATCCGTATATGTAGCCAACGGCGTTGTCGTACCGGCTGCATAGGTATAGACCTTGCCGCCGACCAACGGGCTACCGTTAGCATCGAAGAATTGTGCTTTAGGTTGTTGAGCAAGAACAGTCATATCTAAACCCTAGTTAATGTTATCAGTGACCGTCAGGATGACGGACGGAATTGCGGGTACAGGGGCGCTCGCCGCCGCTGCAAGAATTTGGCAGCCTGTGTTATCAGTAGACCAAACCAGTTCAAAATAATCTCCTGCGTTTAGCTTTACCACAAAGTTCCATGCAGCGACAACTGTTGAACCGCTTCCGGCCAATGTTACGCTGGATGCAGAACTTGCCGCGTTAACGCCGTTTACTCTGTACCAGATAAAGACGTTGCCTGCACCGGCAGTCGTTTTGCTAAGTTGGATAGAAAACTGAAAGTTATAGCTGCCTACCCGATCCACAAACACTTGCGATGTAGTTCCGCCGATGTAGACGCCTTGTGTCGCAGATGTAGAGTTAAGCGTAATTGGATACGCTGTGTTGATGACGGCTGCTGTTTGCGTAGTCGTGTCAAAGAACGCGCCGTTACGCTTAACTACGTTCTGCGGTGTGTACAGCGGGGCCAAGTCTTGCCCAAAAGACGAACTTGCAGCCGAGTTAGCTTGACCACCGCCCGTCAATGTAAATAAGTTAAACAGATACCTGTACCACTCACGCGTAACCGTGCCGTCAGACGCGTCCGTAATTGGGACGCGCGACGCGGGGATGCGGGTAAGTTGGTCGTTAGGCATTTGTGCCGCTCAGTTGCAATTCAGCGCCGGTCAAGTAAATACGGACAGGGTCACTGCCAGACACTTCGTAGACGCGGTCGCGCAGCTTGAGCGTCATGCCAAGCCGGCGCCAAATGACGCGGGTGCCAGTTGCGCCTATCTTGCCCATAGACGCCCAGTGTTCGTTAGACCATGTATGACCGCCATCGTCGGACCAGCGGAGCATGGCCTGCGGGTCGCTTCCTTGGCCGTCGTTCAAGCCAACGCCTGTCTCACACTCAAGCTGCAAGCTATGGTTTGCTGTACGCGTGAGATTGTTCTGGCCTGTCGGCAGCGCGCGCCACGACCGCAACCAACGCTGCGCTATTCCGTTGTCTTCAAAAACATTTAATTCAAACGTGTAGATGTTGCCGTTGGCGTAGTCACCGACGATGATATTGCCTTGGAAGTTACACTGGCAATTGCTGCGGTGACGTGAGAACCTACCGCTGACGCCGGAAGGCGTAAGCGGCTGCACAATGTAAAATGCGCCGGAAAAAAACGATTCGGCCTCAAACGCGCCTTCACCCGGCGCGATAGCGGAATAAGATGACCGCTGATGCCACGCGCCAGTGGCAGCATCGTAAACCCAAGTTTCATCTGCGGACGGGAACGACAGGACGTAGAACGCATGGCCGTCCTGCTGGTAGGTGTAACCTACAGCGTCGCTCATATCTAGATAGTTTTGGATTTGCCATTCAATTGCGTGCGTTGATATGCGCTGTGCGCTATAGCCAGCGGCCCTGTAAATGACGCCTTGGCCGCGTGCATCCGCACCCAGCCAGAACACGGTGTTGTCCATTTTGGCGATGGAGTGCGGCGCAGCGCAACCGATTTCGTTGAACGCGCCTTGGATCGGTGATAGCGGAAAGTCTAGACCGCCAGAGTTGTACCACACTTCGGTCGAGTCAGTACCAAACACCCAACATTCGCGGTGGTCTACTAGTATGCCAACGACGCCGTCAGGGCTACCTTCGGCGCTGGCAAACTCTAGCGGGTCAATCTGAAAACCGTCAAAAAGCTGCGTCACCCAAAGTTTCTGGCTATTAGGCTCGTTGAACACAAAATAACCGTCCAGATAGCCGACAGTAACGGCGCCCGGAAAGTCAGGGTCGGTGATTTGCCCAAACGTATTGGTTGATTCGTCATAAATAAACGCGTCAGGATTGCAGGCAAAGAATATCTGTGTGCCGTTGTCGGCGATGGACACAGGGCCAGTGCCGGTTACGTCGCCTAGCTTAGTGGGTGTTCCAGTAAGGCTAGACAGCTTGTAAACTTCAAAGCCTGATACGACGTAAAAGTCATCGCCGCGTGTCTGGTGCGCCCACAGCCCGCGGATCGGGCCATCACCAATGGTCTGCTGAAGCTGCAAGCCGGGGCAACGCTGAATGAACGCAGGTTCTATGCCGCCTTCTGGCACCGCTTCTGGAAACAAGTTTACCATGCGTGCGTTGGCAGCGTTTACTGAACGGGCCACATACGCGCTGCCCAGTATGGGCGTCTTCATTAGTAGTTTCCTGCAAAAATGTTATACCGCTGGCGCGATGCAATAAGGCTGTATGGCATCGACATGATGTCATCAGGATTGTTGATGCGCTTCAGGTTGCGCTTGGAATACATAGCTATGCGCTGAACTTGTGGCGACGGTTCTTCGCCAAACTCAGGCGCTAGTTCGCACGCTAGGTTATAGCGGAACGCACGCAGATAGCCGGGCGGGAACGAAAGGACTGTGTCAAGCGTTGCTGGCTGTGTCAGTTCTTCAACCGAAATGAAATGCCATTCTAGATCGCGCGTCGGGCGCGGGTAGATAAACATTTCAATGTCAGGATACGTCATGTTGGTAAAGATAACCTGCGGGAACGTAGAGGACACGGTCTTGACCGCGATGCCATCATACTGCTGCTGGTTAATCATTTTGATGCCGTAGCTAACGCCAGTGCTAGGGTCTTTGAAATATGTAGCGTCATCCAGCAAGATAGGGCGGTTGCCAACGAAGTTGCCGGTTGGCCCAAGCGTGCGGCTAAGTACGCCAGAAGGCCATGTGAAGACTTGGTCTTGTGTCGAGAAGACAGCGAGGCGCTCAGTGTTCCAGCTATCAATCATCTGGTTCATGGCGCGCAGTGCGTCCTGCGACGTTTCAGCCGATGGAGTTTCGCCTTCTGCTAGAACACCTAGAAGTCTAAGCGAACCGTTGATTATTTCACCAGCCGTAGCCATGCCAAAATCCCCATAAAATTATTAAAAATGGACGGCCCGAAAGCCGTCCAGATTAGTTATACGCAGTGGATGATTGCAAAGTTAATCACTACAGCTTCTGACAGCGAGCCGCCAGAAATGTTGCGTAGGCTGATGCTGACAGAGCCAGTGCCCAAATTGTTTGCAAACACGTTGTACGATCCGGGGGTCGCTTGACCGCCAGAAATAGTCAGAATAACAGTGTCATTTGCAGAAATGAAGCTGTTGTTCAACGTGAACGTAGCGTTAGTGGCAGTAGCCAAAGACGCGTTGTTCATCGTGATGCGGCCAGCAGGCTTGTTCAGCGTAACCGCAGTAGACTTGTCTGTCGCCTGCGTAACTGTGCCTTGTGCTGCGGCGGTGTAGCCGATTTGCTCGTCGGCCAAGAGATATTGTGCGCCAATAATGTCTTGGTCGAGGTAAGCAACGCCAATAGGTTTATTGTTAGGCATTGATTTTCTCCTGAAAAGGATGCCCCGACTTAAAGCCGGGGCAAACCTATTAGCCAGCGATGCGGTACAGGTTGTACGTTGTTTCGCCAGTTTTAACAGCGCGGAACAATACGCTCTTAGAAGCAACGCCTGCGCCTGAACCAACCAAGGTCCAGCCGGTGCCTACTACGATAGTAGGTACGCCGGTGCTGGTAGCGACCAAAGAAATGTCAAAAGACGAGTTGACTTTTGCACTGCTGAAGTCGGCGTTGACAAGTGCAACCGTTGGAAGCGTAAGGTCTGCCGTGCTGGCTGAAGTATAAACAACCAGACCGCCAGCCAATTCGGCAGTGGTCAGAGTAGCTGCTGCGGTAAGTGCAGTCGGGATAGATGAAACACCAAAAGTGATTTCGCCGAGATTGCCGTCACCAACTTGGTAACCGCCAGCGCCATTAGGTAAAGTAGGCATAGTAAAAATCCTTTAGAATAGTTGGCCCCCGGCGAACCGAGGGCCGGTATTAGATTAACCCCACATCCGAACAGCCATCTGCGGACGGATCGTGCTGTAACCGTACAGAACGTCAATACGGCAAGGCAGACGGTCGTTGTTGATGTCGTACTGACGAACAACGCGAAGCGAGATGCCGTTGTGTACCTGACGCGAAGCCATATCTACGCCCTGTGGGAGCAGAAGGTCGGCGGTTGCGAAGGTGATAGCGTCCTTGTGGTATACAAGGTTCTGCGCGTATTGCGTAGAAGCCGTACCAACGAATACGACGGCCTTCGAGTTACCGGGCAGCGAGTTAACGGTAGCAAGTGCTTGTGTAGCCGAATAGATCGGTGCAACAGTGATGCTGCCTGCGCCAGAAGCGTTGAGCGTGACATCAGCCAGAGCAACGAACTGGAACAACGAACCTGTGCTTTCACGGGTCTGTGGGTTAACTTGGAAGCAGTCAGCTACAGTGAAAACGTCGCCTGCCTTGACTACGCCGGCGTTACCAGCACCAGTGATGGCGATGGTGGTTGCACCTTCAGTAGTGATTGCAGCCGAAGTCGTGCCGCCGGTTGCAGTACGCGAACCAGTGGTGAACTGCTTGATGGACTGCGACATATTGATTTCGTCGTAGCCAAGTACGCCTGTACCCATCATGCCGTTCTTGAACTGCTTGCTGATCGTGTCGGTTGGGTTGAATAGACCCTTCAGACCTTCGACCAAACCAGCGTTAGCGGCTGGGTTAACAGTTGCATAGCGTGGCGACATTACAGCAGCGTTTTCGTTCAGCTTCTGCTGTGCAGCAAGAAGAACAGCCGAAGTAGCTGGCGTAGTGCCGGGCGTGCCAACAGTGTTACCGATGGTCAAGAACGAGTTAGCAACGTCAGCGTCGATGCTGGCAGCAAGCTGCGAGATACGTGGCTTGAGAACGCGGTCTGCGAAATCGTCAAGCTGCATCGTCAATTCAGCAGTCGTGAAGTTGACGCCGATGTGCTTCTGGGTGGAAACTTGCAGTGTTGTGAACTGCTCGTTGTCATCCTGTACCTGAAGGGCTGCGCCGTCAGTTACAAGCGCACGGTCTGGAAGACGGATACGCAGGGTTGAGCCAATTTTAGCACCTTCAACAGCAAAGCTGTCGTCGTACTGGCGGTTTACGTTACGTGTGAGCACAAGGTTGTTCTCAAGAATTTCGAGAGCCTTCCGTGTGATCATGTCAATTGTTAAAATCGAGTTAGACATGGTAATAATCCCAAATTATCTGTTGCGTTGTGCCTCGTACTTCTTGATCTGCCGCATACGCTCTGCTTCGATCCATTCCGACGTACTCATCGACTTAGTCGAACGAGGGTCGGTTGTATCGTACTGGTTTGACCCAGTAGAACGTGCTGTGACAGGCGCAATCGGAGCCGGGGCGTTTGAAGTTCTTTTAACCGGCGGATTTGAGGACAATGAAGCCTCAAGTTTTCCAATTTCTTTTGCCTGCAAAATTGGCGCTAGGCGGGCGATACGATCAGCTTCTTTCGGATTAGAACCGAGGTAGTATAGAACGTCTGGGCCTGCGTCTGACGCTTGGATGCTTTGCGCCATGAAATCCGTAATCGGGAGGTTGGGGTTGTATGCGACTTGTTCAAAGTCATCATACTTGTCCCGTGCAGCCTCTTCACGGTCATGGTAGGCATCCTGCAATTCAGCTTGCTGCCGTGCGGTTTCCCGCCTCGCCAACAATTCTTCGGCTTTACGTTCGGCCAAAACCTCTGCGTAATCCTCATAAGTCTCAAATTGTTCAGGGGTAATATCATAGCCTACTTGTTGGCGGGCCTGCATTTCCTCTGCTTTTTGAGCCTGTTCGCGCTCCCATTTGCGCTGTTCTCTTGCGAGGCGCTTGCCGACAATCGCGTCAAGTTCTTCTTGTGTGAAGGACTTATTAGCTTCCTGTTCAGCAGGCGTTTCCGGCGTCGTGTTTTCTACAGGCTCGATTGCTGCCGTGGCTTCGAGTTCTGGCGCGGAGGCATCCGCTACGTTGGGGACTGTTTCGTCCATGTTTAACTCCTATGGAGTTCCTGATGTGCCGCACCAGTACGGTTTTTTGAGTAAGGTTACTCGTAAAAAACAGATATGACAGGTGATGTACCGCCGACAACGACGTACAACCCCCGGCTAAAACCTATGCCGCCATCGTCGCCGGTAAACGTATAGCTACCGGGAGTAGCGCCAGTAAAAGTGTTTAGGATAATTGGATCGCTGGTGGACGCCGTCGCGCTGTCATAAACAGCGACAGTTGGCACGGTCCCTGAAGATACAAAAATACCTTTCAGTTTGCCTAGTCCAATTTTTACCTGTGCAGTTGCGGTTAAGTTTCTAAATGTTGCAGCCATACATATTATCCTAAGCCAAAAATTTCAATTTGTACAAGGTTGAATAATACAACCCAAAAATCTCGTCGATAATGTTTTGGAGTGGGGTACACTCCTTATCAACGACTTTATACCGCATTTCCATCAGTTCGTCTACTTGACCTTCAAGAAACTCGACAATGTTGTTTGTCTTCTTAGCCGACATAAGTGAGATAGGGCCAATTAGGCCATATTTGCCCTGATAGGCTTCAGCAAATTTGTCCGCCAGTTCGATCACTTCATCATAAAAAGTGTTCAAAGCAGAGTGCTTGGCAAAGCTGCGTGTGTTCAGGTGCGTCGAATGGGCTACATCGCGCGCGAGAAACAGTGTGCCTACAAAATCAGCGCATTTCATAATGATGGACTTTCAGGCCAGACGATAGCAAACGGGTTAGCTTGGGTTGTTACATCGCGTAAGGCTTGACGATATGTTGCCCACGCAGCAGCGTCTACGGGCGCGTCAGGTAGCTGCGTCCAATCGGATTCGACCAACAGCTTGTTACGTTCCGCGCGAATAACAGGCCATTGTGCGCCAACCTTTGCGGCTGACTCATCTGCGCTCAGGTCCGTCACGATGTAGTTCTGTGTCCAAACACCGTCGATCAGCAGGGCTGGGCCTTCTTCAAGGTGTTGTGTGGCCGCATCGTGATATGGCGGCGTGACGATCTGCTTCTTGTAAACGCCAAAGTGCGTTACTTGCTCGTCAGTCAAGCGTCGGGCGTAGCAATAGTTGTCCGCATCCCACTGCGTCGGCTCGACATCAAAGATGTGCCGTATGAAGGTGTCGCCTTGGGCTTGGACATACCACATTATTCTGCTTCCTTTGCTTCCCGCTTGGCGGTTACACGTACAACAGCCGCATCGTAGGCTGCTTGGTCTTCAATTTGTTCTTTCAGCGCCGACATAATGGCCTCTACATTACCCATTTGTTTGCGGGTGTCGTTTAGTCTTTCCGCTACGCTGGCTGCAAACTCATTATCTGTCGCGTTTGCCAACAGATGCTCAAAGTTCTTGCGGTCAAAGTCGTAATGAAAATATTCAATCTCGCGTGCGTACACAGCATCCGCTAAGGTGTCGTATTTGTAATCGTCGCTCAGTTGTGTGTAGATCATGTAATATCTTTCTTTATTAAGCTGGGCTAAACGCTACGCCATTACCATTGCCGGGGAGCAGTGTAGTTGGGTCGGTATATTTAGTGCCGAAGCCAGTGCCGGCGTTCCACGGGTAAACTGAAACGTAGGGCGTTACGGCGTGCGATACAGCAATAGCATCACCGGCAGCACTGAAAGCTACGCCTAGACCTACATTCGTAGGCAACGTAGCAGGATTGGTGTATTTGGTACCAAAACCGGCCCCGCTCCACGGGTAGGCCGTAATGTAGGGTGATGTGTCATGCGCTACCGCGATAGAGGTGCCCGCAGGGTTAAACGCAACGCCGCGGCCATTGCCCGCAGGTAGTGTAGCAGGGTCAGTATATTTAGTGCCAAAGCCAGTACCAGCGTTCCACGGGTAGGCCGTAATGTAGGGTGATGCGTCATGCGCTACCGCGATAGCGTCACCAGCGGGGTTAAAGGCAACGGCGACGCCGGCGCCACCGGGCAGCGTAGCTGGGTCGGTATATTTAGTGCCGAAGCCAGTGCCGGCGTTCCACGGGTAGGCTAAGACATAAGGTGTTGCGCTAGACGCTACGGCAATAGAGGTACCAGCGGGGTTAAATGCAACGCCGTTGCCAGTGCCAGAAGGTAGTGTAGCTGGGTTGGTATATTTAGTGCCAAAACCCGAACCGCTCCAAGGGTACGCTGAAACATACGAGCCGCTGGCGTGCGCTACCGCGATAGAGGTGCCCGCAGGGTTAAACGCAACGCCGTTGCCAGTTGCAGCGGGCAGTGTAGCTGGGTCGGCATATTTAGCGCCAAAGCCAATGCCAAGCCACTGGTATACACTAATAAAAGGTGTTATGCCGTGCGCTACAGCTATGGTGTTACCTGCAGGGTTGAATGTTACCTCGGAGCCAGTGCCAGTAGGTAGTGTAGAAGGGTTGCTAAATTTAGTGCCGAAGCCAGTGCTGGCGTTCCACGGAAAAACGGAAATAAAGGGTGTTGTGCTGTGTGCTATTGCAATAGATGATGATGGCGCCGCAGAGCCGGTCTGATACAAATAGTTTGCCATCCACTTGGTCGCGGTAACTTTAATGGCCATTAATGTATTATTTCCAAAAACATTTATAGTTCCTGTTGTTCCTTCGCCAAAAACAAGCGTGTCACTAGTAATAGCTACACTTACTGAGCGCCCATTGTTTTCAACTGTAAACAACACAACCGTACCGATTGGGAATGCAACACTGGAGTTAGCTGGAATAGTGTATGTACGAACTGCGGTATCAGACGCAGGGTGAAATATCTGCTTGCCTGCATCGCCAATTACCAATGTGTAGTTGGCAGATTGAATATTTTGCGGAAAAGACACACCGGCTGATGTAGGCGAAGACGCCCACGTTGTTCCGTTGCTAGTCAGGACGTTACCAGATGTGCCCGGCGCAACAGTCTGAACAGCCGAAGTTCCGTTGCCAAGTAGCACGTTGTTAGCCGCCAGCGTCGCAGCGCCTGTGCCGCCCGATGTAACGCCAAGTGCGTTGGTAAACCCTACAGTCCCTGTAGCGTTAAGGTCTGTAAGCGTCGTAGTTCCTGTAACACCGAGCGTGCCTGTAACGGCAAAGTTGTTCGGTATAGTAACATTGCCCGCAGACGTAACGGAAATTGGCAATTCCTGCACCGCGCCTGCGCCAGACGTATCGCGGCCAAGTACTTTACCGGCAGCCGCGGTCAATACGTGCTCTTGGTTCCAGTTGGATGGCTGGATAAGCGTTGCGTCGGTGCTGTCAGTTTTGGCTGACTGAAAGGTATGTTTGAGGCTTACGGTCATTACATCATTCCTTCAGGCGGCATCTCAGGCATGGCGCCCATATCTGGCATTGGTTGCTGTTCAGGCATTTCTTCGGTCATTTCAGGTTGCTGACGCATTTCTGGTGATCCGCTGATTAAATCGCCGGTATCCAGTGCGCCTGCAATCGTCCCCATGACAATATCCTGAATTTGCTCTTCTGTCATCCCTGCTTGCATCGCGCTGATACGTTTTGTTTCCGCATCGTAAGCATCTACCTGAGCCTTGTACTCCTTGATGTCTACTTCGCGCTTCGCAACGTCTGCCTGAACGCCTTCGATAATATCGACCATGCGGTTCAGTTCTTGCGCCATGACTTCCATTTGCTGCTGTGCAGCAGCCATTTCAGGCGATTCGTCGCCTTCAGACAGCACCTTGGGATCAAGAATCTTCTTGAAGCGGTTCGCCATTTCCTGCGCGCCGGGCCAATCCATGTTCTTGATGAACAAATCGCCTGCAACAGCCCAAAGCTGTGGGTTGGATTGCAGAATCTGGCTCATAGCGTCGAGTGCTTCTTGGCGCTTGGTCATGTAGCCGGGGCCAGTAGTGACCATAACGTCGTATGTACCAACGCCGGGGTTGTAAATCTTCTCGATCAAACCGCCGGTTTCAGCATCGCGCACTTCACGTACAGGCTCTTCCTGCATCGGGTCCATCTTGACCATGCTGACTTCGCCATCAGCACCAATAATGCGTGCGATGCGCTGTGTGTCGTAGATTTTAGGGATAAGATCGACGATTTGACGCGTGATGTGGCGAATTGCCCGCGCAAGGTTGTCCACGTAGTGATACGTGCCAACATCGCCCTGCTTTTCGCGTGCAATGATAGCTTTTGCAGACCGTTCGTTGCCTTGCTGACCCAGCGACGCATCATACTGGCCTGTAGTGGCCTTAATATCCTCTCCAGCGCCCATTTTAGCCTGTATCAGACCTGTTTGGGGCAAAGGTGGCTGTGCGCGTTGCGGGAGCGGTAGAACGCCTCCAGCGCCGTCTGTAACGTCTGGGTTGACTTCCAAATACGGCCAGTTGGTCGTGTTGGCAGTCTTCCACTGGTTTTCGTAACCTTCAAATTGGCCGCCATAGCCGATAAATGGCGCTTTAGGTGCCAATGCAAGCATTTCTGCCTCTTGGCTGGTCCAGTAGTTGTACATACGCTGGGCGTCTTTGGCGTTACGCACAAGCCCAGAAATGTAAATTTGACCGTCAACTTCCCATTCGTTGCCGATTACGCGCACGACAGGTATCCATTTGCCCGGCCATTCGCGTTCGTCGAGGATGTCGAAGCCATTGGTCTTCATCCACATGACTTTTTTACGGTTTACTTCGCGTGTGCGGAGCGGTTTACCGTACATTTCTTTAAGCTGCTTATCTTCTGGCGAATTAGCCTTTGCAGTCTGGTTATTTGGGTACAGATGCAGCGTTTCGCGCTTGTAATCGTTGTAAAAATACTCCGCGATGCGGATCGTATCTTCTTGTAACCATGACGAAATGCCTTGGTCGCCGACGCCTTGACTATACAGCGTGCTGATTGGCGTCGCGTCAGGGAACAGACGCTCATATTCGGTCTTCAGGATGTCTTCAGTGATGAAACACCACTCAGCGTCAGCGCCGCATGGGTCTTGGATCGTTGGGTCCATGTAAACGCTGAATGCGTTACGAACACGGCCAATCTTAACGTCCTGATCGAACGTATCGTCGTTGCAATACTCAGTCAGCAGGCGGATATAACCTTCGCCATAGGTGACTTGGTTGTCGCAGGCGGTGTCATACGCAACGTCGGCGTCCGACATATACTCAATGTGGCGTACCACACCGTTGAAAACCTCTGCTACCTGTACGTCAGCGTTGTCATCGGCAGGTATAACCTTACCGTTTGGACGGTTTTGACGCTGTTCGTTCGTCACCTGACGGACGTGTTGAGGTAATTTGTTGATTGTCAAGCATGGACGTGCGTTAATTGCCTGTCCTTGCACGCTTCCGCGTGTTGACAACACGTCAGCAGGCCATTGCCACTGGTTGTCAGGGCTGCCGGCCATGAAGCGTAGATCGTCCAACTCGTCTTCACGGCTGTCCGAATACGCTGCTTGCGCCATTGTGAGGCGGCTACGCATGGTAGCCATCTTGTCATGGTCATCGCCAGTAGTTTTAGGCCCGTTAGAGCCTACGTTGGCAACTTTGCCTGCCGTGTTGATGCCTGTGGGGTCGGCCATAACCTATTTCTTGCCCTTCTTGGCGGCTTCGCGCTTGACGCTGTAGGCAATAGCTACAGCCTGCTTGACAGGCTTGCCAGCGTTTACTTCAGCCTTGATGTTCTTGCGGAACGCGGCTTTGCCTGTCGATTTAATGAGAGGCATGATTATTTCTTTTTGCCCATTGGCGTTGGCCGGTAAGCGGTCGTTGTGCGTGTGACCTGTACAGGTTTCTGTACAGGTTTCGGCATTTTAGCAGGCGCGGCTTTAGCAGGCATCTTAACTGCACGTCCGCCGGCTGGGCTTGTCGTGCCTTCGCGGGCCAGAATCTTGGCTGCGTCAGGCTTGCGGCCTGCCAAACGAGCGGCAGCAGCAGCGTTTCTTTCCGCGCCCATTTCAGCTTTTATGACTTTTGGGTCAGCGAGGCGGCGGCTTGGTCTACCGTAAATATCTTTTCTACCTGATGGCATTTACTTACCTTTCTTAGCGGTTTTGGCGCTGTCCTTAAACGCCTTGGCAGTTGGTGCGCCTTTAGCGCCCGGCTTACGCATTTTTTCGCCTGATCCGGCGGCAATGCGGGCTTTTTTAGCATGGATATTTGCGTACAGTCCGGGTTTCATGGGCATTTCCACCTTTTCAAACTAGCTTTGGCGCGTTCGCCGTCTTTTGCCTTAGCAGCTACTGCACCCATGCGCGCGCAGAATGACGCTTTGCGTCCCGCATCTGCTTTTGTCTTCGGGTTGGGTGCAGGCGCCTTTAACTTGCTGCCTGTCGCAGCATTATATTTGGCTCTGCCAGCGGCTGTCAATCCCGCGCCCTTTGACACAGGCAACTTCTCACCCCTGCCAACGGATAGCGACACCGATTTTTTCTTGTCCGCCATTAACTGCCCATCCACGATGTAGATATTCCAGCGGAAGAATACGCGCTTACGCGGCGGTTGTCAACGCGAGACAGACGCGGATCAGTAGATGCCACAGGAAATGCAAACGTAACCGCTATGGCGTCCGCTGCGTCAGGCGATGCCAGCCCCCGCGCCTTCATATCTTTCTTGCTCTCAAGGAACAGAGTCCCCTTGCTGTCAGGCTTGGTGCGCGGGCTGATGAGGTCGGTCTTCAGGAAGCGGTCACTCGGTATGTGGCCCGTCTTGAGCCAATCTCGCATGGCGCCCCACATCTCTGCGCGCTTGTTGCCCCACATGGTCTGGTTCTTAGCCTTATTGCCGAAGTTTACGCCGCGTATCTTGTACCGCTGTTCCTTTAGCCGGTCTACGACGCCTGCGCCTAGGCCGCCTTCGTCGATGCAGACCAGCGCAGGCTTGTACTGCTCTATGGCGTCGATGACGTGTCCAGCCACTTCCATAGTGTCTGCGCCGCGGTGTCTCCGCAGTTCTAAGATGTCACGCCCTTGGCGCACAGCGATGACGGTGGCGTCAGCCCCGAAGCGTGCAGGGTCAACACCTATGACGATGGGCGCTGTGGCATCTTTAGCCGGTGTGCGCTTCATGGCATCATCGACCAGATTGCTGCCGATGAACTGATCGTCACCTTCTGAGGGGAAGTTACCGTACACTTCGACGCTGGCTTGGTAGCTGTCAGGCCCATATTCGTCGATGATGCGCTGATACAGGTTTTTATCTGTACCCTCGACATCCCGCGCGTCGATGACGCGTGTCTGCCAGAACGCCCGCTTGCTGTGGAACGTCTCGTAGAAATAGCCAGTGTTCCGCCGCGGGTTGGAGAAGGCCAGATGAAAGCGATGCGGTGTATTCTCTGTGAAGAAACCATCACTCACCGACCATATGCTGTCTGGAATACCGCTGGCTTCGTCAAATATCAGCATCACACCGTCGAAGTTGTGGACACCAGCGTATGCGTCAGGGTTCTCTTCTGACCACAGCCGCCCTTCGACTGACCAGTAGCGCGTGCCTTTCTTCAGGTCGCGTTCGACCAGTTCCGTCAGCCACTTGGCTGGCATGATGCGTGTGGCGGCTATCTCGAACCAATGGCTGTTCAGGCTCATCGCCAGCCACTTAGTAATTTCTGCCCATGTTACGGAGCGCAACTGCGCCTCAGAGTTGGCCGACACGATTGTAGTAGAGCCGATGCGTGACGATAGCATCCATATTGTCAGCCATGACACTAGCGCCGACTTGCCGATACCGCGTCCTGACGCAATCGCCAGCCGCGCAGTGTCGAAATCAACCTTGCCGTTGTTCGCCTTGATGTGGTCGCGCAGGTCACCAAGTATCTGACGCTGCCATTTGCGCGGTCCGGAAAAATGTTCCAGCGGTGTGCCCTGCTGTCCCCACGGGAATGTATATAATACGAAAGCTAGTGGGTCATCCTTCAGGCTGGGTGACCACAACCTTGCCATCAACTCCATCTCGTCTTGGGCTGAGTATATCGGCTGCTGCATGGTATGTGTTATCCTCTAGCTGCGCTGGGGGCGTCACGTCCGTGTACAGCCCTTCGATGACGCGCGACTGTGCTTTTTCCAGTGCGCCTGTGATGCTTATCTGTTGGTCGATGTTTACGTCGATCTGCTGCTTGGCTACCCAGCCGTGCTGATGCTTGAGTATTTCCAGCGCAGCCTTGCTGTCGCCATCGCGTGCCGCTTCGTACATAGTCTTGGCCGCGGTCATTTCGCCGTCGGCACGACCTTTGATCTCTGCCATCTCCACCAGCGGGTCCGCATCCGCTAGCACGCGGAACTGCCGCGGGGTTAATCCAGCGGCCATAGCGAGGCTGTCACCTTTCAGGCCGTAGCGCGCAGCTTCATAAATAGACTCTAGCCGCGCCTCGGTGGCCTGCGTCCGCTCTGGTGTAAATGGCAGTGAGTAGAAAGTCATTGGGCGTACAATAATCCAAAGGATGCAGATACGCAACAGGCTTTGATGCGGGTGGCTTTTTTGCATCTACAAATAATAAAAAAAATAAAAATTGTTTGCGATCCCTGTCACTGACAACGGCCCGACCGTCGGCCCTAGGGGGCGGCCTCGGAAATTTGTCGGAATTTGCATTCAGCAACTGGCTGGCAGCAGCGCAGCTTTGTGCAGTGCAGCGTAGAGATTAGCGTTCTGCTTTTGTTCCTGCTGGAATAGAAATGGCCTTTCCCTTTGCGCGATCGCGCGAATTGGAAAAAACATATTGCTGGCTGGCTGGCTTAATGCGAACCATTATTAGTTAGGCTATCTAGGCTATGAGATAACAAGTCGCTGATGAAATGATTGCGTAGCGATTTGCATGGGCGAGTGGTGGCTTTACGTTAGCGTAAAGTTAGAGGGCAAGTTAGGTCATTTAGGCTATTTAGGCTATCGGTTTTCAGTTGCCGTGAAAACATTTGTAACACTATATCATAACCATATAGGTTAATTATATCATTTCATCACTAACTTAACAACCAATAGCCTAAACCGCCTAACCCCCTCTCAAAGCCGCGGAAATCTGCCGTTTAAAAATAGTCATTTGGCCTTATTTAATAGCCTAACAAATAGCCTAACTCGCCAATCGCCCCATAAATAGTTATCCACAGATTTATTTTCACCAACACAACTTTTTTTATCTGCAACACATTTTGTTGTTGACAGGCTATGTTTGAGGGTAGATAAGAGGGTATCAACAATGAAATGGAGTAACATAAAATGGCACAAACAATTCACACATTCACCAAAGATGGTTTCGACATTCGTTTCGCAGTCATCCCAGAATTGACGCATCCTAATGACCATTTCGACGATGATGGCGAGACTGCACGGGCAATCGACGCAGGCGATTATGAATGGTTCATCGCTAACGTCACTGCCAGCAAAAACGGCATAGAACTGGCAGACGAATATCTTGGTGCGTGTTGCTACGCAACTTATGCTGATTTTATGGATGAGGGTGGATATTTCGACGATATGGTCGACACTGCAATCGAATTAGCCCGCCAAAATATCGACAGCCTAACTGCCGACTAACACCACCGGACGGCGGAGCAATCCGCCGCGAGGCTGGCGCTAGTGCCAACAACAGGAGTGAGATACTATGATAGACAATACTTGCAACGGATGGCGCAATCCCGCCACTTGGACAGTCGGCCTTTGGTTCAACGATATATGGGCAGAGATGGCTGAAGATTCGCGCAATCCATATAACCCAATCATTACTGCCGACTTTTGCCGCGATATGGTGGAAGAATATGTTTACGACCTAATCGGACGCGATAGCACAACAGCAGGTTTCATATGGGATATGCTTGACCTGAACAGCGTCGATTGGGACGCCCTAGCGTCTCACCACCAGCCAGCAGAAGTAGACGCATGAGCCGCGCTGCAATCCATAACCTAGCGTTCGCGGTGTATATCATCGCGGCGCTAACCCTCGACGCATTAATCTTTGGAGCACCACAATGACACAAGACCGCACATACTTTCGAATGCTATCTGATAGCGCACTGGCTGAAGCTGCACGCTATTGCGACAATGACTTAGCCCTAGTGTTAGGCGAACGCCTACGCGACTTGTTGACCGTCGAAGCGCAGCTTGACGAAGCCAAGCGCGAGATCGAAGACCTAAACCTACGGCTCACCAGTTGTGTTGATCAAGCAATTTGGTCGCTGGATGAAATAGAAGCTATGCAAGAGATGTTGGATGCCAAATGATAGCGGTTATCGCTGGCGCTGCCCTATTCCTATTAACTTTAATATTAGAGGATTAAAATGACACAATATGAATTAGCGATCGCGGGACTGTTAGCCGCGCAAACCTTTACGATTGCCCTGCTATGGCTCACAAAAAAGGACTGTGACGCATGGCGCAAGGCATGGCTGCGCGACGCTACCGAATTGCTGCAATGGAAACGCTATGGCCTAATGCGCGATCCTGCGACGGGACGCTATAAGCGCAAGGGTGGTATCTAATGGATAGGAACCTACGCACTAAAATTCGCCATTTGGCCGGATATATCACCGACAAAACGGCGGTGATGCAATATATCAACCGCGAACGTAACCTAAACCTAACGCTGCGCGACATTGAAGATGCTTGCATAGAGATTAGGGAATATCGCCCCAACCTGACGCCAATGGCACCGTCACCACTAATCGTGACGCACAAACGCAAGGGATATGATGACTTGGCCCTTGCGCTGTTCAACTACCACGCCAAGCGGACAGAAGGGCGTGACCGCGCCTACTGGATAGCGCGGCTAAACGACCGACGCCCCAAGCCTACCACAACAATAGAACTATAAGGAAAACTAAACCATGTTTGAGATTAAAGTTATAGATCCGTCTGTCGATGATGATGAAAAGGACATTGACCCCGAACTAGACCTGCTGCGCGTAGGCGCAAAGGCCATACAAAAGCACGAACGCCTGAAGGCTGAATTGCGGCAGCATGAGCAGCATTTGTCGCGCGTCTGCCAGACCTACGGCAGCCACTACCGCGTGTGGGGGTTTAGGCCTGAGCATCTGCGCCAAGCCTGCATCGCACGGGGGCTGCTAAAATGAGCAGTCGCAACCTACCGAACCACCTCTACGTTCACGTTGACAGCGCATTTATCCGCAAGGATGGCAAAGGCTTTGAGCCAGCCGTTTGGTTTGCGTTACGCTCGACACCCAACCGCGCATGGGGTTGCCATGTGATGCTGGAATGCGGCGCTGTCTACCGCAACGTGCCGCCTCATGCGCTAGCGTTTAGTGCCGAACCGTGGCCCTATTGGACACTACAGCAAGCGCAGGTCTGGGACTGCTACGGCACTGACTTTGATGTTATCAAATATGTATACTTGGCAGACCTGACAGCGCGTTATGATGGCACCGAAAGCCGCGCAACCTGTCTGTTTACCGCTTGCCCACATGGTGACGGGTTCAGCGCAGCGCCCGAACAATCAAAGGAATTTATGTTTATGCGAACCACAGGCGATAGGTTGTTGATCAGGCCAACCAACATGGTTCTATTTGAGGAGCGCAGCTTCACTGAAGACACAGGCTGGCCGACTGACATCCTAACATCAACGAAAGTTTGGAGTTGCGAATAATGGCTAGACCTATGATTTACCCAATGGGAACGCTAGAGGTTGGTGAAGTCGCCACCATGCCAGCCGCCAAACGCGGCGATGCCAAGCGCACCAGCCGCAACGCCTCACAATATGGCATCCGCAACGGGAAGGCATTCAAGTGCCGCACTGTTAAGGGCGTCACGTTCATCACAAGGTTAAGATAATGACAGACCAAAACGGCTACATGAAACTGACACGCATTCCAGTAGTGCGTTCAGCTAAAGACCCAAACACCTTCACCAATCACCTGACCACCGCAAGCGGCGGGATAGGCGAAAGGGTGACAGATGAAACCGCTACGCATTACATGATGCATCACTTTTGGATCGAAGAAAAAAATGGCTAAGATAAATTACCGCATGGACGCCCAGACGGGTAAGCCGTGGAAAATATACCCTAACCATGCCGTTGTCTTGAACGATGACGGCTCGACAGTGACAGAACACTATGACGAAAATGGGCGGCTTTACAAAACCACCGCCAAGACAGTCCCCTATCCTGACGATTGGAATATTGATGACATTCGGTTCTGACACACGCAAATCTAAGCACGGCATCAACGCAATGGCTGTCGGTGAAGTTCGCGTGTTCGATACGCCAACGGAGCGGGACAAAAACATCCTGCGCCGTTCAGCACACAACCAAAACGAGCGGACGGACAGGCACTACATGACGCGATCCAAAGGCGACACGCTGATAGTTACCCGACTGCGGTAGCAGATATTAAAAAGCCCCCTGCGGAGTGAGGACGCAGGGGGCTTAGAGGGTCAGCAGAGCATTGCCAGAGGGGCTAGCAGAATGTCACCGACCCGAAAAGTATATCATCACCTGATATCAGTTGTCAATTCTTACCTAAATTTGACATTGTGTTTGGCTTAGGCAGTTCGTCCGCCATGCGGCGCAAGTCAGACTTGCTGTGCATCTTAACAATATCAGGCGCGACAAAGATGTGCTTTTTGGTTGGCAGTTCAGTTGAACCTATGCGCCCCATGTCAACCCAACCAGCTTCCTTCAACGCATGAAGCAGCGCCGCCTGCGGTATCTTCACGCCAGCAGGGACGTTGATCGCCAACGCATCGCAGATACGATGGAACGGCCCACCAATGACACCATCGGCAAACACGCCCGACTTCGCGCGCATCAAGTCTACCAAATAGCTTTCTGCTACGCTCATGCCATGTTCGACCATGTTCAGCTTCCATTCGGTCACTGGTGGTGCAGCGGCAGGGTTGAACGCCGACACGTCGCGCTGGTGCAGCCAAGCGGCGCACTTCTCATAGCCGCCATTCTCATACCAGCCCCACAGCGCCTTAGCTGCTGGTGCTGTCATACGCGGCGCGCGCGTCCATACGCAGAACCAGCGGCGGTCTTGCGTAGGTAGCGTGATAGGCAGCGGATCGTTAGTGTAAGCAACAACCATCAGGCGGTTGACCAACTCATAAGGGTGCATCCCCTTGCGGTTGACCGACAGCGTTTCAGGTGGCGCAGCGATGAGCGGCTTCAGCTTGTTAGCCATAGCGCGACGTTCGCGTGCCTCTGGCTCCTTCAATTCGTTCAGGATGACAACTTCAGCCTCAAGCGCGTAGCCCCACTGGCTGTCCAAGCCGCCGGCCTCAATGACTGACCGATTGCGCCAGTGCTTACCACCCAGCGCCCACAGGAACGGCTGGAACATACTATCCTTGCCTGCGCCTTCATCGCCGCCGATCAGGATGGCATGGTTAATCTTAATGTGTGGGTTCTGTATCTTGAACGCCATAGCGTTAAGGATGTGGTCTAATTCGGCGTCATCCGCGACCAGATTGCGGCAATGCTCTAGCCAAGGCTCAACGTCATGGTCGGCAATTGCGTCGCTGCCCGACACGTCAGGGCGCGCGTTTGTCCAGCGGTTGCCGTAGACCAGCCCGTCACGCGTCACCAGCACGTCATCGCCAGCGGCGAACGTCACAGCCGACAGCGCAGGTGCGCCGCGATCCTGACGGCGCTCGTCGAAATAGATGGATGACTGCACGCGCTGCGTTTTCTTGTGGATAGAACGGCAGTCAACGTGACGGAACAACGCGTTAAAGACGTTGCGGGCTATCTCTTGACGTGTGACCATGTCAAAGTAGCAGTCATCGGACTGGATATAAGCGAAACGCTCGAACCATTCGTTTTGTTCCAGCCGTCCTGCTTCTTTCTTTTCGACCTCACGCACACGCGCTGCGGCCTCATCGGGAAACGCTTCGGTAGGCAATATTTTGTCCATCATCGACGCCATGCGTTCAGCGATTAGTTCGTCACGCAATCCAGGCGTCACCTTCGGGCCACCTTCATTGGCTACCCAATCAAGAAACGTGCGGCTATCTAAGACTTGGCAATGGCCGTGGTAGCAGCAGAACGAACGATCCAGCGGCTTGTAGCGCGCCTCAATCATGCCGTCGCTGTGTTCCGCGTGGTTAGGGCACACGATAGCGCACCAGCCGTCAGCGTTAGGCGCGCTAAGAACAAGGCTGTTTTCGTTAAGCCATGCAAGGACGTTGTCCTGTCCTGTGTCGCGCAGCAGCACCGCCTTATAGTCGGCTGTGTCGCCTTCTTCCGGCGTGACGCCTAGCGCATTGCATATCTCATCCAGTGTGTATTCACGCTCTGGGTGAAACTCGACCAGCCGTGCAGGGAAGTTGCCGCGGCCACGCTTCATGTTGATGCTGCCGGGGATACGACAGTTGCGGACAGCGTTAGTCGCGCCCGGATCGGTGTAGCCTGCATCCGCGATGGCTTTGATGGCAGCGCAGAAGTCGCCCTTGCGTGGCTGTTCGCTGAACGCGTAGCCCCACTGGAACGAACCTTCGCTGGTTTCCAGCACCCATGTCGGCTCAAGCGGCGGCGTCTTAGACTTCGTGCCAACGTCGTCCAGCATCATGAACAGAACGTATTCGACGTTGCTGCTCTTGGCTGCTGGCTTGCCGTCAACAAAGCGGTCAACGATGAACGCGCCTGTGTTGACATACCAAGACTCGCCTTCCTTTATGCGCGCCTTGTCAGGCATGAACGCAGGGAAGGTAGCCGATGGCACGCCGTCAGCATGGTAGATGATGTTACCATCAGGGTCATACTTAGGCTTCTGACGTAGCAATAGCGCCGTCTCGCCGTTCTCTGTGGCTAGACCAGTGACGTATTCGATAAACTTGATGCGATCCTCACTCATCGCTTGCTCCTTATTTGCCATAACGTTCCATAATTGCCACTTCAGCGTTTAGGGGTAACCCTTCGGCCCAAGCTGGCGGCTCACACATAATCTGCACCAGCCGCTCTGCTGCGGTTTCGGCTTCATCTTCTGGCACTTCCAAGACGATTTCATCGTGGATGTGCAGCACTACGTTGTCCAACCGACGCAAGGCGTGACGCAGCAAGTCGTTGGCGACAGCCTGCGTGATGTTTTCACACGCCAGACCGCGCCATAGCCGCGCCCTCGGCCATTCTTTCGCGTCGGCGGCTGGCTTCCAAGAAGCCTTCGCGTAGGTCAGATTGCCTTCCTCGTCGAAACGGGCGAAAGGATAACATAACACACGGCCAGACGGAAGGGCATACCAAAGATGCAGTCCGTCAAATAAATATGTAATGCGGCCAACGCTAAACTCGCGGCCCTTGTTCCGCATGGCGCGCAGATAGGTTTCTTCAATGCCAGCCCAGTAAGGCACGGCCCACTTGTTAGCCCTGCGCCATGCGTCCACCATGCGCTTCGCGTCGCTCTCTGACATCATCAGGCCGTAGATGCGCCCCATGCTGGCAAACGCACCGACACCGCCGGCAAAGCCACAGGCCAACTCTTGAACCTTACCAATTTGGCGCTGGTCGTTGTTGACATCGGTATAGCCGACATGGAAGGTCGCCATAGCGTTGTGCTTGTAGACATCCTCACCCTTGGCAAAGATGTCCAGCTTGTTCGCACCAAAGACGCTGTTGGACGCCCACGGCGTCACCCGCGCTTCGATGGCGGCCCAATCAGCGACGATGAGCCGCTTGCCTTTGTCGGCCATCAGCGCAGGGCGCAGCATACCTTTCAGCACGTCGGTTACGCGGCGGCCATACTCAGGGACAATCTGGTGACCCCGCACCATAGCCTGCCGCACTAATGCAGGGTCTGCGGCGCACTTTCTTGGGAAGTTATGGACCTGAAGCCCATATGATGAAGCGCGGCCAGTAGCGCTACCTCCTGCAAATACGAACGCTCCTCTAACGCGAAAATCTTCCTCATCAGCGAGCGCCGCTGCGCGTTGGAACTTCGCAACGGACGATGCCCACAGATCGTCCGCGCACTGGATGACTTCTGCAACTTCCGCTGGGACTTCATCTGGGTTCTCCTCTGCCAACACAAGTAAGTTGGCGCGCACGTTCTTGTCAATGGACAGCTTCTCGACGCCGTCCTTCATCACGGTCGCCACGGCTACAGCCTGCGGCCCTACCCTAGCTAACACCCAATCCTTCATCTTCGGGCTGCGGACGGACTTAATCTCGCCGTGCGTCACCTCTGCGACAATGGACTGTATCTCAGTCAATTCAGTCTCAGCGTAGCGCACCGCTGCCTGCGCCAATGGCCGGTCCAGCAGCACGCCGCGGTCGTTGATGCGCTCGTTGACGTGATAGTCGGCCAACTCATCAGCCGACAGCGGACGCTGCGCCTGCGCGATGGCGCGCATGGCCCGCACGTCCTGTTCGCAATAGTCAACCATTTCCTGCATCAAGCCTGCATCCTCACGAAACGTGCCGTCAGCTTGCGGGATGGACAGAAGGCGGATCAGTTGACTGCCGCGATGGTCTTTCTTCATGGTCGCGCCAGCAAAGCGCCCGACATCCTCTAGGCTACCCGGCGCGCAGTTGGCGCGGGCTTGCGCTGCGGTGCAGTAGAACTGCTCCAGCTTGAAATCCACCTGAAGGACATACCAGAATATCAGGCGCTCGAACGCTGCGTTGTGCGCGTACACCAGCCCCTTGTGGTCTTTGACGGCTTGCGGGAAAGGCTCACCGGGGAGCCACGTCCGCACGTCTTCGTCATCAAATGCGTAGGACATACACAACACGTCGGTGCTGGCGTCCTGCGCGTAATTGTAAACGCCGCGGCTACGTAAGTCGCACCGGCTGCGCGTTTCAAAGTCAATCCATAATTTAGACATAGAAGTTCTCACTCTTCCGCTACTCGCCGGGGCGGGGTGGATGTCGCCCCGGCTTTCGCACCACTTAAACTACGCGACGACGACGACGCGCACCTTCAGCGGCTTCAGGTTCAGCAGCGACTTCCAACTCTGCGTCATCTGATGGATTAACCGAATCGGTGTCCATTGACACCCAGTCAGTAATATCAAAAATTGGCGTAAAGATACGACCGTAGGTCTTGTGCTGGTAATGCTCCGACTTCAGCAAAAGCAATGGCACAGGCTTAGTCTGGTCTTTCTCGACCTGATCGGCGATGGCAACCGCCAAAGCCTGCACTGCGCGCTTGCCGCCGACTGATGTAGCTGTGAAGCGCGCCTGCATATCCTTGTCTTCGCCGTTAGTGCAGACCAGCATCATGCCGACCTGCATTTCCCAGCCGCGGGTTGCGCCTGACGGTGCAGGGTCCAACTCTGGTAGCGGCTCTGACACAGGAACCAGCTTTTCAGCCAGCACTTCGCCGTTGCCCCATGCGATGTAGCCATGCACGAACGAGAACGGGTTAGCGGCCCACAGGCTGCCATCCTCAACTTCGGTCTGGCCTGCACCGAAAACCCAATGGCCTGTCTTGTCCATCTTCAGAATTACTGTGCCGCCGAGGGCGACTTCCGATTGGATGGAGCGCAGCGCGCCGGAGAGGGACTGAACGGACGGCAAGTTAGCGCCGCCAAAAGTAGTGATATTCGACATTGTATTGTACCTTTTCTGTTACTGGACTGTATATTCGCCGCGCTCACCCGATTGGCTTGCTTGGCAGTATATGTGGTAGTTTATTGCGCCGGGCAGTTTGTTAAACACGTCGCGGTCAAAATCAGCTACCCCTTGCACCACACCTGCCAACACGGCACACACGGCGTTAAATGCGTCGCTTGCGCCTTCTTTGTCGCCGTGCTTGCGTATATGGCTCAAGATTACGCTATCTAAATCGTCAACCAACTTTCCTAAGCGGTCGTAAGTTGCATTGTCTGGTTCTGGATCAAATTTCATTACTTTACCTTTTCTGTTACTGGATTTTAGACATAGCTTTGGTAAGCGTCTGTCCGATTTGCAAAACCGCTGGCCGAGGATCACTCTCCGGCGCAAGGGTAGAGCCTGTTGAGACGGCGACAACTAAGTCCGCCGGCAATTCTATCTTGGCTTTCTTCAAAGCCTTTTCCGCTTGGGCTGGCGACAGCGGCTTGGGGTCACCCCATGCTTCTACACCAACGCCCGTCAGGAAGGCTACAGCCTTATCTTCATTTGTCCACTGTCTTGTGGCGCGCTTGTTGACCAGCTTCCAGCCGGGGACTTTGCGTCCCTCTTCCAGAAGTCCGTGCGCCATCTGCTGCAAGTCCTTGATAAACCCTTCAATAAGCGGAGCCTGCTCCAGATAGTGTGCGATCTGGTCAATCGGCAGCGCGTCCAGCTTGACTTTCAGAGCGCGGTCTACAGCACCCGTCATGATAGGACAGACAGGCTTTGCCGCACACCACTTGCAATGGTCGCCCGACGCCAACGGCGCGTCTGGCCGCGAAGCAATCTTGACGGCTGCGGCAAGTTCTTTCTCAAACGCGTCAACGCGGGCAAGGTCTGTCACCCAACGCTTGACGTAAGGTGGCTGGACAATGATTAGTTCGACTTCTTTTGCGCCTTTAAAAGCCCAAGCCGTATCCGCCGTGCGTTTAGCCGCCGCAGCGTAGAAGAGTAGCTGGCTGTTTTCCTCGACTTCGACAGCCACGCCATCACCAAACTTCCAATCCAGAACAATCGCTCGATCACCAAGGCGGCCAAGAAGATCGGTAGAACCAAAAACGTCAGGCAGAAAATCACCAAAACCAACCCTGCTTTCAACCGCATATTCCATCTCCCCCTTGGGGTCTATCTCGTCCAGCGCACGCAGCGCCGGTATCAGCTTGTCATCGACCAACGCTTCAGTCAGCACGGTCTTCTCATAGGTCGTGCCGACCATGCTGTACGGGTCAAGGTCGCGCTCTAATATGGTTGCTATAGTATCATGCAGGAGCGTGCCTTCGTCGGCGTAGCTGCTGCTGGGCTTTGGTGGTACGGTGTCTACCAGCGCCACGCTGCCGGGGCAGGCTATGACGCGTTTGGCGGTCGAACCGCCGACTATCTTACTATGTTGCATATTGTACCTCACTCTATTGTTTGAGCGGCCAGTATACACACAACAAAATTTGATGCAATGCTTGAAATGCAAAAAATTTTGTAGTAGCCTTCTTGCATGACTGAAAAAGAGATAGAGCGGTATTTCTGCAAACGCGTGCGGGCGCTGGGCGGTTTTGCCTACAAGTTCCGCAGCGTCACGCAAGTTGGCGTTGCCGACCGCATCGCTTGTATGCCCAACGGTGAGGCTTGGTTCATTGAACTAAAGAAAGCTGGCGGGCGTCTGTCTGCGTTGCAGCGTATCTTTGCCGATGAGATGACGCACACCAAGCAGCACTACGCCTGCCTGTGGTCAGTAGAGGATGTGGACGCATGGCTCAAACGCTTCAGCTAAGACCGTACCAGCAGGCGGCGGCGACGTTTCTGTACGAGCGCGACCGCGCCATGATCCTTGCGCCTGTGGGGGCTGGCAAGACCGCCATCACCTTGTCGGC